TGGCTATGCCAAGCGAGTCGCTGGGAACGTAGAAACTGTCACGCAGTGTGTGATTGATCTGTGCTTGCCAGTGCGTACAGTCCCCAGCACCATCCAAACCCATCAGTCGCATCAGGTGTCTGTCCTGCGTGGGCACCCGATACCACCTGCCCGAACGGGCATGTTGTAGTGTCTTGACTGACATGGACTACTTGCCCAGTCTGTCTAACTGTTCGTATAGGTTGTATAAACGCTGTCTGTGTGCTTCACCAACTGGGTCACCAGGGGGTAGTTTGAACTTGTCATCCATCCTCATGTTCCTGATCTCCTCACGCACTGTGTTGACATCACGTGCTGGTGAAGTCTTGGTGTTGTTGATGGGATTTGGCATCCTGTTGCCTTCCATCAGTTGTTCCAGGAACTGTATGCCTTCCGCTGTGTCAACCAAAGGTTGATACAACACACGCTCTGGTAGTGTGTTGGCATACTTCTTGACGCTGTCTATCCTCTGTGCGTAGTCATTGCCCCATTGTTGCTGTAGTGCGGTCTGTTCCTTGTCTAGGTCAACCCTTGGTGCGTTGGCCATCTGTGATTGTACCTTGGCCAGTTGGTCCGAGTACAGTGCTAGAGCGGTCTTGACCTGATCCTGTGAGAAGCCTGATTTCTTGAACACTTCAGTGACTTCCTTTGATAGGTCCTCTGGTATGTCGTCCAGCCCAAACTCCTTGGCCACCGTGAAATCATATGATTCTGGAACCTTGTTGGTTATCTTCTTCTCCAGTTCCGTGTAACTCTTGGCCAGGTCCTCTGGTGATTTGAATTTTTCTGGCAACCATTCTGGTCTGTCTGGTTCCTGTTGCTCCTGCTGTTGATCCCCGGCCTTGGGCACGGTCTCAACTGGTGTTTGTACTTCTTGTTCGATTAGATGTTCTGCTGGTGCTTGTGTTTCTTCTGGCATTAGATTATGTGATCCTTCCCGTTTGTGTTTTGAACATTACGCTCACGGCACATATTTTCTATCCTACGCAACAGTTGTTGTTGGGCCACTTGATACACCGCGGCATATGGGTTTGGTGAGTCACTGGTCACGCGTGTCTGATGTATCACACGATTTAGATCCTCGAAAACTGCCTTGCCTGCTGGTGATTCAAATACCTGACGGTAGAACTGTTGTAGTTGCGTCTGTGAATTTTTCATGTTCAGTTGTTGTTAGTTACAGTTTAGTTTCTTTGTAACTATTTATCAGTACTAAACAGAAGGTGGTTGATTTTGTTGTTGTAATTGAGCGGCAAGATTTTGTAATTGTTCTGCCTGTTGCTGTTGTGATTGTTGTTCCAGTGTTTCTTCTACCTCTGTTTCGGTCTTTATCACTTCTGGACTCATGTCACCATCACGCAATATCTTACGTGCCAGTTTCTGTAGGTCAACGTTGATCAAGGCATTCGGACCCAATTGTGTTATGGTCTGTACCAGTTGTAGATCACGTGTTATCTCCGTCAACGCTATACCACGTTTGACAGCACTGTTCACTACCAATTCGCTGATGTCTCCAAACCTTGTGAAGTCTTCAACCTCTCCCCTCATCTGTAATCTCTTGATTAGATTACCAATTATGGGTCTCAAGAATTCCTGTTCCAGTCGCAGTCCTGATGGACCTATACGTCTGTAGAATTCGCTCTGTCTGATCTGTACTTCAGTGGCAGTCTGATATTTTGATTCGTCTGGTGGCAGTATGGCATCATTGAACAGCATCCTCCTGATCATGGCCCTGTGGTCATTGATGGTTGCTTCCGTTATGTTGAGTTGTCCAGGAAATGGTATGGCTTGTAAAGGGGAATCTACAGTTATTACATCTCCTGGTCTCAATTTCATGTTGGCAAAATTTACAGCAGTGTCGCTGTTCACTTGCCACGATCCCAATGCGAGATAGGACGCGGCCTCCATGAACAACATCTGTGCTTCATTGACTACACGTATGTGTGGTAGTGCTTCCCTTACCGGGCTAGTTCCCCACATATCACCTATAGTCTTACCAAACCTGAAAACTGTGAACATCTGTACTGGCATGGTCTTTTTCTGGATTATCTCCATCTCCTTGCCCACTTGTACAGTGTATGTGTATTCTTTATCGTTGGGGTATCTGAAACAACTCTCTAGAACCTTGTGCGTCTTGTATGGGTCTTTCATACATTCCTTGGCCACCGTTTCTGGTAGGCTGTCTTTGAAATTCTCTAAAAGGTATGTGCCTGGTAATTCGTGCTCTCTGAAAACTGTTTCAATCTTGTTCTGGTGGTCGTCTAGGAAATACAGTTGATAACTTGGCACTGCCACGAAATCGATGTTTGTCTCTTCGTACATTCCAATACATCCAACACCCGAGATCACAGCATCCGTCAGTGCTTCTGATGCCGCTATGTAGAAGTTGGAATCTTTTATTGTCTTGAACACAGTTCGGTTGGCAACGTCAAGTCCTTTCTTGACATCTGTAGCCACCCTCTCCTTCAAATCTTCTCGCACGGACAGTGTGGCCCATTGTTGGTTTTGCGGAATCAACAGATTTAGAATAGTGGATACCAACGTCTGAACACCATCTGGTGCCGTTGAATCAAATATCTTTGTCCTGTCTGTTGTGTTTGTGTCTTTCCTGAATATGTCCCTGTTGGGCCTTGTGTAGAGATAGGCTTCTGATATCTCTGACTCGTGCTTGTCTCTTTCTTGTTTGGCAAGTTTGAATGCCTTTGCGATGTAATCTTTCATTTACTATTGATTAGATAGACTACCAAAACCAACACCAGTTGGCATCAATGTGCCTGACTGTGTACCTTCAGGAACTTCAAAACCTAGAAGTCCTCCAGACCTTGGTGTGATCAGACTTGATCTACCTCTTCTTCCCCTCCTTGATCTCTGCTGTGCCACCGAAGCCGCTTTCCTCTCATCGGCCAGTTGTTCTGCCGCTTTCGAATCTGCGTCTGCCTGTAGTTGTCTTTGGATCTCTAATTGTTGTTTTGCCTGTTCTTCGGCACTTGGCATGCTTGGTGCTTTAGGTATACACATTAGTAGCCACCTCCCAGTAATCGAAGCACGTTCTGTGCTGTCCTAATTGTTGGTTGTAATAAACTCTGTCTCTGTGGAGCCGCACCCAGTTCCTCGTCTTGGATTCCCAATGGTGATTTAGATTCAATCAAAACACCCCTACCACGTTGTGCCGCAGTCCTTCTCTGTCCTGTGCTTCTTGCTCTAGTGGCAACCGGAGCCGGAGCAGGTGCTGGTGGTGGTGGTGGTGGTGGTGGAGGAGGAGGTGGAGGAGGTGATGAACACATCATCATGGTCACCGGTCCTTTGTACTCCGAACTCATTTCCTCGATAATATTGAAATCCTTGTCCCAAACTAGTTTTGAATATATCTTCATTTTCGAATCCTTTTCGCGTGTACGTGTGTTTTTATATGATAACCTTTCGCGCGTGTGTTATTATATAAATAATCTTGTCATTCGAATTATTTATCGGATCAGTTGATTTTGAAACTGCTTCCTGAACGTTGTAAGGGGTTGAAAACCTTGGCAACTTTCGAAACATCTACGGCTAGATTTGGAAGGTGTGATATAGCACCACTAGTGGCATCAATACAGTCATCGTGTACACGCGGTTGCGGGAATGCCTGTAATTCATCCATGAACGGACTGTTTTCTTTGACCCTCTCATGAACATACATCCTGCCAATCTTTATGATCGGCTCAAGCGTCTGTGCTATGAACACCATCTTGTTCTTGGATCTAAATTCAGCCACCACTTGTACCATGACTTTCATCTCACGTGCCACCCTACGCAATTCATTTGCCAACGTGGCTGAAAAGTTCTCCTCCACATACACGTGTGATATTTTGTGGAACGCACAAGTCCTAATGATCTCGCGACACTGTCCTGTGAAATCCTTTGTTGACTCATCAACTGCTGATAGCACTTTCACATCATGGACGAAAGTGTTGCCTTCGGTGTCCCTGGCACATATTGATAAAACTGAATTATCCCTACCACTCAATCCCTGTGCTGGATCCCAGTATGAGCAGATCCGTTCTATGTTGTGACGGCCCAGTTTACAGGTGGTGATGTGATTGCCAAAAGGCTGTGCCACTTGATTCCATTCCAGTTCATCACTGTAGAATTTGATGTTCTCCAATTGTACCAGTGGTTGGTACGTTGATTCTGGTATCAGCATGTATTGGGAGTTGAAATCTCCCGTGGTGGTCTCACGTCTCTGTTGATCTAACCATTCATAAGTGAACATCTTTTCTGGGTGATCCGGCCATGCTAGGTATTCCTCCTGTTCGATGGTGCTGTCTGGCAAGCGTTTCTCACGTTTCCTGATCACCGGTATCCTCTTGAATTGATATCCAACACCTTCCAAATGATCATATATGGTTTCCTCGTGGTGTGGTGTGCCCACCATCAGGATCTGATTTGACAGTTTTCCAAATTCACTCACACGTTCTTTTATCCTCTGTCTCTGGTCACCTGTTATCACGTTATCACTCGTTTCGATGTCATCCGCAATTACCATCGAGGCATGAAATCCAGTAAAACTGGCTCCTAACGAACTCACAGTGACGGAAGGGTTAAGGCTCATTATTGGCCTGTCAACCGTGAAAGTTTCTGCCTTCCACTGATATAAATCACTCTTCATGTCCTGTAGCATAGGATGTGTTTCGATCATGTTCCTGATGAACAGACTGTTCCGCAGTGCTAGATTTCGTTTGGCAGATATCAGCAAACAACTCCAGTTGGGATCATTCAACAGTTTCCAACAAACGTAGGCACCTATGAGATAACTCTTGCCACCATGACGGAACATCTGTAGTCCCCTCCTGGGCAAGTGATCAGTGGATTCCAACCAATCGCATATCTCCTGGTGTACTGGTGGTGTCTCTTGATTACCTATGATGTTGAGTGTATCTAGGAAGACTTTGAATGGCAGTTTGGACATTAATCATTTTTCTTTTCCAGCCTTTTGGTTGCCATGTCAATCAACTTTGCCGCTTCCTTCTTCTCTTCAGAAGTGTTAGCACCGGTGGGATGGACCGCACCACTGCTGGCCTGTGCCAAGTATTTCAGCAACATCAATTTGGCACGTTTACCATTGTCTAGAAATGTTGTTCTCTTGACGTAGTCCTTGTCGGACTTGTCAGGATAGGGGTGGTCAAATAGATCGTGTGCTTCTTCCAATTCCTTCTTCCAGTAACCGTCAGCAAAGCCCTTTAGTATCTTGAGCCATTCCTGTTCAACCCTATTTTTGCTCATCGGTCTTGGCCTCTGGCTTTGGTAGCATCGAAGTGATCTTGTTGAAAAGTTCTCCCACAACTGTCATGTCAGCGGCACGGAAGATTCCTTTTTGCGTGGCCACGTCTATGATGTTTGCTATGATTGATAATTCTCTGTCTGTTAATGATTGTTTCATTGTTTTTTCCTTTTTTGTTCGGTTATATTTCAGTTTTAGGCACCCTGACCGAACCATGACGAACTGCCAGGGGAACCTGATATGCCTTAAGTCTGCCTTAAGTGTTTTTATTTATCGGGGGTGGTTGCTAGAATGGGGTGATTTGGTGTGTCGTGTGTAGTACTTGACAAAGGAGTGACACACCAAATCGTTTGTAGTCTTAAATGGCAATAAAAGATTACACTGCTATTTAAGACGAACACATCAAATTCGCTTGATTATGTATTCAAAAAACTTGTTGAGGAACTTTTCAGCACCAATCTTGGCTGTCTCTGCCTGCCTAGATCTGATCAAGTTTAATATGTCTTCGGCTCGCTGTCTGCTGTCGCTGTTCTTGTATTTTTGCTTGACCTCATCCTCGTGTAGTTCGTTCAGCAGTCTCCTCAATTTTGTCTGCTCTGCCTTGTTTGTTGGCTTTGTTGTTTTTTGCTTGTTGTTCTTCTTCTTTGCGTTTTCTTCTTTCATATATCTCCTTTTGTTGTTGTGTCTCGATCAACGATCTCACATACATGTTGACCTCTTGATTATACTTTTGCCTGTCCATTTGAGCGATCCTTTGATGTTGGTTCTATGAATTTTTTAAGATGTGCCAATGGATCCTGTGCCTCATCCTGTAGTTCCATCTTGACCTGTAGTTCACTGGCCGTGATCTTTTGTGAACAGTAGGTGTTCCATATCTTGGCTATGATGCTACAGCATCTGTTGAAGTTTTCTATCTGTCTCTTGCTGAAACGCGCACTTGATCCGTTGTAGTTGTTGGCTCCTGTGGATACGCACTGTGCCAGCATGTCCCTGACACTGGGCTTCCAGTTGTGCTTGGTGCTGTTTGCCCATGCCACTGGTTCGATCATTTCCTCGTTGAACTTTTTCCAGTCCTTGATGTCCTGGAAGTCCTCGGTCCTGTAGATGTTGAGATACACTATCTCGTTGAGGTGATCGACTAACTTCTGTCTTTCTGCTGGTGATTGTTCGTAGTATTCGTTGTTGCCAACACCTTTTTTTACGATGTCTTTGTACTTGATTGTTATGCTCATGTTGTGTGCCTTTCTTCGTTGTTTGTTATTATACTTATCTCGAACCAAAAAAACAACCGTTCTTTTTGGATCAGCATAAGTAGTTGTATATCAGGCACCATTAGACGCACACACATAGGCACACATAGGCAAAAACATCAAACTACATCGCTGACAGCACAATAAAAATAGAAGTTGAACGCACCCTTGAATTGCGTGTCTTATTGCTGTGTAGACAACTTTGTTAGGCCAGGACAAATAAAACAAATGGGCAGTTATGCTGACTGGAGTTGGACACTCTCTGGTCAGGCTTCACAGTCTATGTCTAAAAGGCACATACGACTCACCTATGGACTGTGATGACGGAAGTCGGACACGCGAAAGCGGAATGTAAGATATGGAATACCCTTTACATTTAAATGGTTGGATGTAGTGAGTGCTCGCAGAGTATTTTTTTAGTTTTTACTAAAAGTGCTCTTGTGGCCAGAGGCAACAGAAGAAGAAGAAGAACGAGCACAGCGAGTTCTTGGACTGACACAGTCGGTCCTCTAACACTCAAGAAACATCACCCAGACACACAGTGATAGTAAATAACAATGGATTGCTTTTATGACATTTTAAGTGATCCTGTTCCTGGTCTGTCTGATTGTGTGCCAAATAACCAATAGACCAGGAACGCTCCTAATGAAAGACCTCAACAAACGCATAGCATCACTGGGCAAGTACAGATGTGAGCAACATCGCAAACACGTCAGCAAGACCACTGGTCGGAGCACACGTGGTCGCATGCCGGACACTGCGGCTTGTACGGGTGATCTACACACCTGTAGGTTCGTGCCGCATCAACCCCGGATCACACCCTGTGTCAAACCCAACCTCGAGTGTGCCTCATACAAATCAATAACATTCATATCTAGACGCAGGTGGAGGGCCAGTTGTGGCCGATGTAGGAAGATGTGGGATCTCGAGAAGATCAGTTAGGACATCATCTTCCAACTGATGCCCAGTAGGAAAAATAATATCGTGTA